TGAGGTTGATGCCGACATCGCCAGCCGCAAGGACTGGGTCGATACGTTCGTCAAGGGCCTTGAGGTCTTGGGCATGAAGTATGAGGAGCGCACCGAGCCGTGGAACGGCGCGTGTGGCGTGTACTCCACCATCTTGACTGAAGCCGCTGTGCGCTTCCAGTCTGACACCATCATCGAGACGTTCCCCGCTGCGGGTCCGGTCAAGACCGAGATCGTTGGTGCTATCACCAAACTCAAGGAAGAAGCTGCTGAGCGTGTCCGCGACGACATGAACTACCAGCTTACCGAGGTGATGCCTGAGTATCGCCCGGAGCACGAGCGCATGCTGTACTCGCTGGGCCTTGCAGGCGCTGCGTTCAAGAAGGTCTACTTCGACCCCGGCTTGGGACGGCAGGTGGCGATGTTCATCCCCGCCGAAGAGATCATCATGCCGTACGGGGCGTCGAGCATCCTCAACGCCGAGCGCGTGACGCACATCATGCGCAAGACTCCGAACGACATGAAGAAGTTGCAGGTAGAAGGGTTCTACCGCGACATCGACTTGGGCGACCCCATCAGCATCCATACGGATGTGGAGAAAAAGAAAGCCGAAGAGCAAGGCTACAGCCTGACCGACGATGACCGCTATCAGGTCTATGAGATCCACGTTGATCGGGTGATCGACAGCGATCCGCTCAAGGACGATGATGGGATCGCTCTGCCGTACGTCATCACCATCGAGAAGGGGACCAACAATGTCCTTGCGATCCGCCGCAACTGGAACCCTGACGACGACAAGAAGCTCAAGCGCCAACACTTCGTCCAGTACACGTACATCCCCGGATTTGGCGCTTATGGTATGGGTCTTATCCACATTATTGGTGGATACGCTCGTGCTGGCACTTCTCTCATCCGGCAGTTGGTTGATGCCGGTACTCTCAGCAATCTTCCGGGTGGACTGAAGGCTCGTGGCCTTCGCATCAAGGGAGACGACACCCCGATTGCTCCGGGTGAGTTCCGCGACGTAGACGTGCCCAGCGGGGCAGTGCGTGACAACATCATGCCGCTGCCGTACAAGGAGCCGTCGCAGGTTCTGCTTGCCCTGCTCAATCAGATCACCGAGGAAGGTCGCCGACTGGGTTCGATCTCCGAGATGAAAGTCTCGGACATGTCTGCGCAAGCACCTGTAGGCACGACGCTGGCTCTCTTGGAGCGCCAGTTGAAGCTGATGAGTGCGGTGCAGGCTCGCGTGCACTACGCCATGAAGCAGGAGTTCAAGCTTCTCAAGGGCATCATCCGCGACTACACGCCGACCGACTACGACTACGAGCCGGTTGAGGGTTCGCGCAAGGCCAAGCAGGGTGACTACGACATGGTGGAGGTCATCCCCGTGTCGGACCCCAACAGCAGCACGATGGCCCAGCGGATCATGCAGTATCAAGCTGCGATCCAGTTGGCCCAAGGCGCTCCGCAGATCTACGACCTGCCGCAGTTGCACCGCCAGATGCTTGAAGTTTTGGGCATCAAGAACGCCGACAAGCTCGTGCCTATTGATGACGACATGACGCCCAAAGACCCGGTGTCGGAGAACATGGCGTTCCTCAACGGCAAGCCGACGAAGGCGTTCCTGTACCAAGACCACAACGCGCACATCGCTGCGCACATGATGTTCATCCAGAACCCCAGCATCGCGCAGATGGTTGGTCAGTCGCCGATGGCTCAGCAGATGCAGGCCGCAGTCATGGCGCACATCAACGAGCACCTTGCGTTCCAGTACCGGATGCAGATCGAAGAGCAGCTTGGCGTTCAACTGCCCCCGCCCAATGAGTCGCTGCCTGAGGACGTTGAAGTGCAGTTGTCGCGTCTGGTGGCACAAGCCGCAGTCCAGCTTACCCAGCAGGCACAGGCGATGGCTCAGCAGCAACAGGCTCAGCAGCAAGCGCAAGATCCGCTCATCCAGCTTCAGCAGGCTGAGTTGCAGATCAAGCAGCAGGACGCTCAGACCAAGGCGCAGAAAGTTCAGGGCGAGCTTGCCATTAAGCAGCAGGAGTTGCAGCTTCGGGCGCAGGAGATTGCCAGCCGTCAGGGTGAAGACCCGGCTGTGGCCGCTGCCCGCGCACAGCAGGAGATGCAGATGGCCCAGCAACAGCAAGCCGCGCAGCAGCAGGCTGATCAGCAGCGTCACGCGATGGAGATGCAGCAGCGAGCCGCTGAGCATGAGCAGGACATGACGTTCAAACGCCAGTCAGATGCGCTCAAACTTCAGCAGCAAATGACGCAGATGCGTATGGCTGAGCAACGTCAAGCAGAGAAGCCTAAGAGCGACGAGTGAAGACTATCTTCATCAGTATTGCGTCGTACTGCGACCCTGAGTTGCCGTACACCATACAGAACGCCTTTGACACTGTGTCAAGGGCGGATCGCCTTCGCATTGGTGTTGTTGAGCAGCAGACCGAAGAGCGTAGGCTGCGCTTTGACGAGAACGCGGCCCCATTCATTCGCTACTTGCGTGTGGAGCCCAATCAGTCCCGAGGGGCTTGTTGGGCGCGGTCAGTGGCGATGACTCTGTATGACGGTGAAGATTGGTTCTTTCAGATTGACTCGCACATGATGTTCGAGCCGAACTGGGACGAGTACTTTGTCGAGCAGTGGCATGAGGCCCGTAAACAGGCTCGAAAGCCGCTCCTTTCCAGCTACCCGCATGCCTACGAGATCAAGAACGGGGAACGAGTAAAACTAAAAGCTACTGAAGGTGCGCTAGTGCACATAGTCCCGTCTACACACAGCTTTGAGGACGGGCACTTAGCGTTGGCGTTTAACGCCGTGCCGTTTGACACGACCAAGCCCGTACGTGGTTTCCACATTGGAGCCGGGTGTCTGTTTGCTCCGGGCAACTTCGTGTCCGAGGTGCCTTATGACCCTTGCGCGTATTTCACGGGTGAGGAGCAAGCGCTGGCGCTTCGCGCATTTACTCGTGGGTGGGACATCTTCCATCCGCCCAATCTCCCTGTCTACCACCTCTATGACACGGGGGATGGCTCTGTTGTGCGGACAAAGCACTGGGACGAAACAGCCGATAAAGACCGTGCAGTACGTTGGTGGGAGCGCGACAAGCAAGCCAAGACTCGGTTTCAGCAGCTTGTGGATAGCCGTCCAATGGGCATTTACGGTGCGGGCCGCAGGCGGTCTGTAGAGGATTACGCTGCATTTTGTGGTATTGACTACAAAACGAAGACTTTGACCGAAACGGCCCGTGTCGGGCCTTGGGCTAATAAGGAGTAAGTATGGCAGCGACTGTTTTCTCTGTGGTCCTCAGAGAGATAGAAGAGCGACAAAAAAGTTTGGCCGATGCCCTTGCTTCAGGCGCGGCCAAAGACCATGCTGAGTACCGATTCATGTGCGGGGAAATCCGGGGTCTTTCCTTCGCGCATTCTTACGTAACCGACCTCGTGCGAAAACTGGAGCAAGACGACGATGAGTGAAATCCTTGTAAGCCAAGACGGCGAAACCGCAACCACCCTGCCCGCAACGGCAGAGGAGAAGGCTCGCCAAGTCCCCGACCCCGCCACCTACCACCTCCTGTGCGTTCTTCCGGAGATTGACGAACAGTACGAAAGCGGCCTCGTGAAAGCGGGCCAGACGATGCACTACGAAGAAGTGCTATCGCCCGTCCTGTTTGTCGTCAAGATCGGGCCGGACGCTTACAAGGACGAGAAGCGCTTCCCCAGTGGAGCATCTTGCAAGGTAGGCGACTTTGTGTTGGTTCGCCCCAACACTGGCACTCGCATCAAGATCCACGGCAAAGAGTTTCGGATCATCAACGATGACTCCGTTGAAGCTGTGGTCCAAGACCCCCGTGGTATCACCCGTGCGTAAGGAGTAAGCCATGCCCGCAGGAAAAGAAGAGTTCAAGTTCCCCGACGAAAAGGAAACAAAGGAAGACAGCATTGAGTTTTCCGTCGAGGACGATATTGAGGTCGTAGACGACACGCCCGAAGGAGATAGGGGCCGTTCGCCTATGAAGGAGCCCCCGAAGGACTTCGCCGACGATGAATTGGCGAAGTACGACGAGGGTGTTCGTAAGCGAATCCAGCACTTTACTAAGGGTTATCACGAAGAGCGACGGGCCAAAGAGGCTGCTCTCCGTGAAAAGGAAGAGGCTATTCGTGCGGCTCAGGCCATTGTCGAAGAGAACAAGAAGCTCAAAGGTTCTCTCTCGCAGGGGCAACAAGCACTGCTCGAACAGGCTAAGCGCGTAGTTGCCAACGACTTGGAAGTCGCTAAGCGCAAATATAAAGAAGCGTACGAAGCAGGAGATTCCGACGCTCTAGTGGCGGCTCAAGAAGAACTCACCGCAGCCAAAATGAAGGCTGAGCGCGTGAACAATTTTAAGCCAGCCCCTTTACAACAAGAAACTCCTGTTGTACAACCCGAGCAAAATGTATCTGCACCTCAACCGGATTCCCGTGCGCTAGAGTGGCAGAAAGAGAATCGGTGGTTTGGTCAAGACGAGGAAATGACGGGCTTTGCGCTTGCTCTGCATAACAAGCTCATCAAATCCGGTATTGACCCCACATCAGACGAGTACTACGACCGGGTTAACGCCCGTATGCGGCAAGTGTTTCCGGAGTCGTTTGACTCCGACAAACAGGCGAATGCGTCATCTTCGTCCCGTAAATCGAACGTAGTAGCTCCTGCGTCGCGCAGCACAGCGCCTAAAAAGATCGTGCTGACGAAATCGCAGGTTGAAATCGCCAAGCGGCTTGGTGTTCCTCTGGAACTCTATGCTCGTAAGGTTGCGGAAGAAATGAGGAAATAATCATGGCTGAATCTAATCGTTTGACCCGAGAGCTTGAAACCCGTGAAGAATCGGCGCGCCCTGCACGCAAGTGGACGCCGCCCCAACTGCTGCCTGAGCCGGAACCCGAGCCGGGCTATGCATTTCGGTGGATTCGTTTGAGCATCTTCGGCACCGCTGATCCGGCCCATATTTCCGCCAAGATGCAAGAAGGCTGGGAGCCCGTTAAGGCTTCTACGCAGCCCAAGCTGCGCGTCCTGTCTAACCCGAACGGTCGGTTCCCCGACGGTATCGAGATTGGCGGGCTTCTTCTTTGCAAAACCCCGGTTGAGTTGACTGAGCAGCGAAACGACTACTACCTGAACCAAGCCGATTCGCAAATGCGCTCTGTCGACAGCAACTTCATGCGCGAGAACGACCCTCGGATGCCCTTGTTTGCGGACAAGAAATCCAAGGTGACTTTTGGCAAAGGCACTTAATCTAGGAGTCCAACATGGCTTATCCCTCTGTTGACGCCGCGTACGGTTTCAAGCCGATTAACGAACTAAACGGCCTACCCTACGCGGGCGCAATCCGTCAGCTTCCGATTGCTCGGAACTACGGAACCGCCATTTTCAATGGCGACCTCGTTGAACTGATTGCCAACGGCACTGTTGTGCTGACTGGCATGACCACGTCTACCACGACGACGGCTCGCGCCGGTCAGGTTGGTATTTTCGTGGGCTGCTCGTACACCAACCCCTCGACGGGTCAGAAGTTGTTCGCCCAGTATTACCCCGGTAATGTTCTGGCTAACGACATCACGGCTTTCATCGTTGATGACGACCGCGCAGTGTTCAAGGCTGTGATGGTTGGTCAGCCCTCCGCAGGTCTGAGCAACACCGCCACCACCGTTGGCTTTGCCGCACAAAGTTTCGTTGGCAACAACGTGTACTGCGTGACAGGCACCGCCGGTAGCACCACCACGGGTAACTCCGCGATGGGCGTGTCGGGCGACCAGCCTACCAACGGCACCGGTAACGTGACTGTTGCCACTGGTCTGCCCTTCCGTGTTGTGGGCGTTGTGCCTGAGACTGCTGTGACCCTGTCGGGCACCGGCAGCACCTCTGGCTCCAGCACCACGGTGACGCTGGCTGCTGCTGTTACTGGCCTGCAAGCTGGTATGCAGTTGATCTGCCCGACTGGCACTGGCTCTCTTGCCGGTAACTACATCACGGTGACGAACGTGAACGGCACGACCGTTACTGTGTCGAGCGCTATCACGCTGGCCTCTGGTTCTGAACTGACCTTCGTGGGCTTCCCCGAAGTTCTGGTCAAGTGGAATCAGGGTTACCACTCGTATGCCTTTGCAACCGGCATTTAAGGAGTAACTCAAAATGGCAATTTCTCGTGCCCAACTACTGAAGGAACTCCTGCCGGGTCTGAACGCCCTGTTTGGTTTGGAGTACGCTCGCTACGGCGAAGAGCACAAAGAGATCTACGAAACGGAGACCTCTGAGCGCTCGTTTGAAGAGGAAACCAAGCTGTCTGGCTTCTCCGCCGCTCCGGTGAAGAACGAAGGCGCTGCGATTGCTTATGACAATGCGCAGGAAGCTTGGACCGCTCGCTACAACCACGAAACCATCGCCATGGGTTTCTCGATCACCGAAGAGGCGGTCGAGGACAACCTGTACGACTCTCTGTCGTCCCGGTATACCAAGGCTCTGGCTCGTGCCATGGCGTACACCAAGCAGGTCAAGGCTGCTTCCATCCTGAACCAAGGCTTCAACTCCGGCGTCACCTATGGCGACGGCGTCAGCCTGTTCTCGACGGCGCATCCGCTGATCAGCGGTGGTACCAACAGCAATCGCCCCACCGTGGGTGCTGACCTCAACGAAACGTCCCTCGAAAACGCGGTCATTCAGATCGCCGGGTGGACGGACGAACGTGGTCTGCTGATCGCTGCCAAGCCCCGCAAGCTGATTGTTCCTCCGGCCCTGATGTTCGTGGCAACCCGCCTGCTCGAAACCGAGCTTCGCGTGGCTACCGCCGACAACGACATCAACGCGCTGAAGAACAACGGCTCGATCCCTGAGGGTTACACCGTTAATCACTTCTTGACCGATACGAACGCTTGGTTCCTGACCACGGACGTGCCTAACGGTCTGAAGCACTTTGTTCGTACTCCGATGAGCACGGGTATGGACGGCGACTTTGATACCGGCAACGTCCGTTACAAGGCCCGCGAGCGTTACAGCTTCGGTGTCTCGGACCCGCTGGGTATCTTCGGTTCGCCCGGAGCCTAAGTGGTTCTACGGAAAGGGGGCTTCGGCCCCCTTTTCTTTTTTCCGTGGTAGGTGTATAAACTCGACAGTCCCAAGATTTTCAACCTGCTTGCTGACCGACTTGGCGGACTGACCTCACAGACAGCAAGCGCAATTTGAGGAGCCTTCAATGGCACGCACTACCTTCTCCGGCCCAGTTGCATCGGACAACGGCTTCATCGGCGCCCTCACGGGTAACGTGACTGGCAACGTCACGGGTAACGTGACCGGCAACGTCACGGGTAACGTGACCGGCATGCCTGTTCTTACGGCCTACACCACGACCACTCTGCCCACCGTTGTGGTTGGCGGTTTGATCTATGTCTCCAATGCCAACACCAACGCAGGCACGGTTTGCTTTGGCAAGGGTTCCAGTTGGATTGACATCAAGACCGGTCTGGCTGTTGCCGCTTAATAGGAGCGCATCACCATGATGCAGACCGACGTTAAATCGGGCACAGCGGCGGCGGCAACCAGTACGGCTGTCACGTCGTTTCGTGCCCGCATCAAAGCGCTTGCGCTGACCTACACCTCGTCTGCCGGGAACATCTCGATTACGGACGGCAATGGTGGGGCCACGCTGTTCTCGTTTACACCGGCTGCTGCCGCAGGATCGCTGTACATGCTGTTTCCCGGCGAGGGCATTCTTGCTGAGACGGGCATCTATGTGACCAACGGCACCGGCACCGCTGCAACGGTGTTCTATGGCTAAGTCCCCGGCATGGCAGCGTTCGGAAGGAAAGAACCCCAAGGGCGGTCTGAACGCCAAGGGGCGAGCCTCCTACAACGCCGCGAATCCGGGCAAGCCGGGGCTGAAGGCTCCACAGCCGGAGGGCGGTCCACGCCGAGACTCTTTCTGCGCCCGTATGAAAGGGATGAAAAAGAAGTTGACGAGCGCAAAAACCGCAAGCGATCCGAATTCGAGGATTAACAAGAGTTTGCGAGCATGGAACTGCTGATATGGAACGTCATCCTGTCCTTCCTGTCGGCGATCATTCTCTGGGTGATCAAGTCGCATGCGGACGAGGTGAAGCGCATTCAGATTCTTCTCAACCGTACGCGGGAGGAGATCGCCAAGGAGTACGTCACGAAGTCGGACGTACACGACGATATGAACCGGGTGATTGCTCGGTTGGATCGTCTTGAGGGTAAGTTGGATGCTTACATGAAGGAGCAACGAAGTGCCCTCAGTTAGCGGAAAACAGCACAGGTTCATGGCGGCGGTGGCTAACAACCCCAAGTTCGCCAAGAAAGCAGGCGTCCCACAGTCCGTGGGAGAAGAGTTTGTTCAGGCCGATAAGGGCCGTAAATTTTCCAACAAGGAGTCCGAAATGAAGGCAAAGAAGATGGCTATGGGCGGTGGCGTCATGCAAAAGAAGGGCATGACGACTGCCAAGATGGGCGCTGTTAAGACCGCTGCTCCGAGCCGCGATGGCGTTGCCATCAAGGGCAAGACCAAGGGCACGATGATCAAGATGGCCGGTGGCGGCAAGATGGGGAAGTGCTGACATGATGCCCAGTCGCGGTATGGGGGCCATCATGCCCTCGAAGATGCCCAGCGGTAAGCGCAAGGCTCGCCGCGACGACACTGACTTTGAGCAGTACGCTGAAGGCGGTGAGGTGAAGTCCAAGGTCAATGAGGCCGGAAACTACACCAAGCCCGGTATGCGCAAGTCGCTCTTTGAGAAGATCAAGGGGCAGGCTACGCAAGGCACGGCGGCAGGTCAGTGGAGTGCTCGCAAGGCGCAGCTTCTGGCTAAGCAGTACAAAGCTAAGGGTGGCGGCTACCGTGACTAAAAAGTCGCAGCAGTCGCTGAAGGACTGGACCGCTCAGAAATGGAGAACCAAAAGTGGTAAACGATCTTCTGACACGGGTGAAAGGTATCTTCCAGAAGCTGCGATCAAAGCTCTCTCGCCCCAAGAGTACGCCGCCTCAACCCGAGCAAAGCGAGCAGGCAAAGCCTCCGGCAAGCAGTTCGTAGCTCAACCTAAAGCCGTCGCCAAGAAAACCGCGAGGTTCCGCTAAATGACCACCACCGGTACCACCACTTTCGACCTTGACTTCACGGATCTAGCCGAGGAAGCGTTCGAGCGTGCTGGCCGAGAGATGCGTTCTGGTTACGACCTGCGTACTGCACGTCGTTCCATGAACTTGATGACTATCGAGTGGCAGAACCGGGGCATTAACATGTGGACGATTGAGGAGGGGAGCTTCACGCTGACCCCCGGCCTCAACACGTACGCACTGCCGACTGACACCATCGACTTGATGGAACATGTCATCCGCACGGGGGCTAACTCCTCGTCTACTCAGGCGGATCTGACCATCACCCGTATTAGCGTTTCTACGTACGCTACGATCCCTAACAAGCTACAGCAAGCTCGTCCTATACAAGTCTGGGTGCAACGCATGAGCGGGCAGGTGAGCCCGGCCAACGCGACATTGGTGGGCACCATCAATAGCTCCACCACGACGATCACGCTCAGCGACACCACAAGCCTTCCGGCTGCTGGCTTTATCCGGCTTGACAGCGAAGATATCTACTACGGGTACATCAACAGCGACAACACGCTGGGCGGTGTGTTCCGTGCACAGAACGGCACGACTGCCGCTTCGCATACCAACGGCACTACGGTCTATAACCCCAACCTGCCCGCCGTCACTGTCTGGCCGACGCCGGACAACAGCACCACTTACACTTTTGTGTACTGGCGACTGCGCCGTATCCAAGACGCTGGGTCGGGAGTGGCTACGGCAGACATGAACTTCCGCTTCTTGCCCTGTGTGGTTGCGGGGTTGGCGTACTACGTTGCGATGAAGCAGCCTGACTTGGCCGACCGACTCCCGATGCTCAAGCAAGCGTACGACGAGCAGTTTGACCTAGCTGCGGGCGAAGACCGCGAGAAGGCCGCAGTGCGGTTTGTGCCCCGGCAGATGTTTATTGGCGGGGGGTATACCTAATGGGTAATCGCTTCGCCTCTGGCAAGTTCAGCATCGCCATGTGCGACCGCTGCGGTCAACAGTTCAAACTGAAGACGCTGCGCAAAGAGGTCATTAAGACCAAGATTTTCAATTTGCTGGTTTGCCAAGAATGCTGGGATCCAGACCATCCGCAGTTGCAGCTTGGTATGTATCCGGTGGACGACCCGCAAGCTGTGCGCAACCCGCGCAAGGACAGCACGTATGTAACTGCGGGGGTGAACGGACTGCAACTAGATCCGGACAATCCGTACGGTGGTGTACCCACTGGCGGCTCTCGGGACATCCAATGGGGGTGGAACCCCGTTGGAGGGGCTAGAGGAACTGATGCAGGGTTGACGCCAAACTACTTGGTGGCAATTGCCTCTGTTGGTACAGTAACCATCCAAACGACGTAAGGAGTCGATATGGACAAGAAAGATCTCGCGCAAGACAAGAAGATGATTGCTGGGGCCGTGCATAAGCATGAAAAAGCAAAACACCCCGGTCAACCCATGACTAAGCTTGCCAAGGGCGGTAAGACCAATGCACAGATGAAGGCGCTGGGCCGCAATCTTGCCAAGGTTGCCAACCAGAAAAAGTCTTCGTTCACCTATAAGAAGGGTGGCTAAGATGGCTAAGTTCAGCAAGAAGATGGGCGGCAAAGAAGTTGGCGACGCCAAGGTCTATGCCGAGCCGCACACGATGAAGGGTGGCAAGGTTGCTCTTGGCAACGGCGCTACTGCGGAGCCAACCGTCGCAAACCGCATAAACATGTCGGTAGGCAACATTACCCGAGACGGCTACGACCCGGCACCCAAGACTTCCGGCATCAAGATTCGTGGTACCGGCTGTGCTACCAAGGGAACGATGGCTCGTGGCCCAATGGCGTGAGGCATAGATGAACTACACCGAGTTGAAGGCAAACATCGCAGACATCTGCGAAAACACCTTTACGGAGGATCAGTATGCTTTGTTCACGAAGCAGGCTGAGCAACGTATCTACAACACGGTGCAGCTTGCCAACCTGCGCAGAAACGTCACGGGCTCCCTGACTTCCAACAACAAGTACCTTCAGTGCCCGACTGACTTTTTGTCGGTGTATTCCTTGGCCGTTGTGAAGCCTGATGGGGAGTACGTCTACTTGCTAAACAAGGACGTGAACTTCATGCGGGAGGCTTACCCTAACCCCACCGTTACGGGTATACCTAAACACTACGCTATTTTTGGTCCTCGTTCAGACAACGAGGACGAGCTAGTTTTTATTCTTGGCCCAACTCCTAGTTCTGCACTAACGGCGGAACTGCACTATTACTACTACCCGACTTCGATTGTTGTTTCGGGTACGTCGTGGCTTGGCGACAACTTTGACTCTGCGCTGCTTAACGCCGCTCTGGTTGAAGCCATTCGCTTCATGAAGGGCGAGCCCGACTTGGTTCAGTTCTACGAGAAAATGTACGTGCAGTCCATTACCCTGCTGAAGAACTTGGGCGATGGCAAGCAGCGTATGGATGCATACCGTGACGGTCAAGTACGGCTGGCGGTTAACTAATGAGCATCGTACAGACTCAAACCACTAGCTTCAAAAAGGAGCTTTACTTAGGCACCCACGACTTGTCCGTGGATGTGCTCAAGATTGCTTTGTACACGGCTAATGCTGATCTGAACGCAGATACTACGGTGTACACGACTAGCAACGAGATCACCGGCACTGGATACACTGCGGGCGGAAAGGTGCTAACCGGAACGACTATTAGTAGTTTTTTGTATACGGCGTACGTGGACTTTGATAACGTGGAGTGGAATCCCGGTGTATTCACGGCTCGTTGTGCTTTGATCTACAACGCAAGTAAGGCCAACAAGTCTATTGCAGTGTTGGATTTCGGGTCTGACAAGACCTCGGTTGCCACTTTCACTATCGTCATGCCGGTCAATGATGCCAACAGCGCCTTGATTCGGTCTTCCAACTAAGGAGTCATTATGTCCATCGAAAAAGCACGAGCCGCTGAAGTTGTTAGCGGTGGTCTGACGGCAAACACTGGAGCCACTGAAGGCGCTAAGGCTACCGGCAAGTACATTGTTGAGTGCTACGACAAGGACGGCAACCTCAAGTGGGTCGCCGAGACACCTAACCTCGTGGTGAACGTGGGCCTGCAATACATGGCTGGTGCCGCTCTCACTTCCACTACGCCTATTACTTCGTGGTACATCGGGTTGTACGGGGCTGCTTCTTCCAATAACCCCGCCTCCAGCGATACGATGGCTTCGCATATTGGCTGGACAGAAAACACTACGTACAGCCAGTCTACTCGCCCCGCCGCTGTTTTCGCTGCTGCGACGAACGCCAATCCTTCGGTCGTTACTAACACGGCTAACAAGGCGACGTATAGCATCAACGGCACTACTACTATTGGTGGCGCGTTCTTGACTAGCGACGACGTGAAAGGCGGCACTACTGGCACGCTGTTCTCGGCGGCTGACTTCCAAGCCCCCGGCGACCGTAGCGTGGTTAACGGTGACACGTTGAACGTAACGTATACCTTCAGTCTCGCAGGCTAAGGATAGGCCATGCCGCTTGTTGTTGACGACCGTGTTCAGGAGACTACGAGCACTACAGGCACGGGTACCATAACCTTAAACGGGGCGGTAGCTAGCTTTCAGTCGTTCTCCGTCATCGGCAACGGCAACACGACCTATTACACGATCACTTCTGGTAACGGTCTTGACTGGGAAGTAGGTATTGGCACCTACACATCGGCGGGGTCGACGCTGGCTAGGACTACTATATTGGCGTCTTCTAACTCCGGAAACGCCATTAGTCTTACTGGCACATCTACTGTATTTGGTACTTATCCCGCTGACCGCGCAGTATATGGCGATGAGCTTGGATACATACGCGACGGCTTAGCTGGTACCAATACTGGCACTGTGCCAATGGAATACTTTTTCCGTCTGGCTAACACAGTAGCAGGAGCTAACGCCACAGGTGCCCAGTCGGTTTTTGGTGTAAGTATTACCCTTGCAAGCGCTACTTTGTATCAGTTTGAGGGGTTGTATGTGCTGTCAAAGACCGCAGGTACTACATCGCACACGGTATCTACTCTGTTTGGTGGCACTGCTGTACTCAACGCAATAGGCTACCGAACGCTAGTAAAGCAGAATGCTACATCACTGACTACCGTAGGCTCACCTACTAACATGGCGTTTCCAGCAGTGGCTACAGCCATTGTGCAGACGGCTGCGCTTACCACCGCGGTGCAAACGTTAATTATTTCTGTTCAAGGCACTGTGGCTGTTACTACGGGCGGTACGTTCATACCGCAGTATTCTTTGTCTGCTGCGCCGGGCGGGGCGTATACTGCCCAGATCGGTAGCCACTTCAAAATTTCGCCCGTAGCTGCGTTTACTGCCGCCACTAACACTAACATTGGTGGGTGGGCGTAACCTATGGTTGAGGCAGCTTTATCCAAATAAAGTGACTTGACTCTTTAATACCGAAGTGCAGCCATGCTTGGTATAAATCCATTAGCCTCTACTGCATTATCGGCAATCTCCACTTCCCCTTCCGGCGGACGGGTAGTTGAAGAGGGTGGAGGTTGGTTCGGCGTAAACGCATACACAGCAGATGCATACGCCACTACAGTCCAAGAAGGCGTCTATGCCTTCGAGGGCTCAACAGTAGAAACCGCTACTGTTACCGACGCGCCTTCGTCATCAATAGACTATGGCGCAGCCGTAAACGAAGCCGCGTCTGTTAGCGATTCTGTAAGTGCGTCACTAACACTTGCTTCGGTAATAGCGGAAGACGCGACTGCATCTGACGTAATTGATTGCGCTGCTGAGTACAGCCGAGCAGTAGACGAAACTGCTACTGCTACGGTTTCTGTCAGCGCCGGTGCAGAGTTTAATTCGGATATAGATGAACACGCTTCCGGCTCTGATTCTGTCGATGCGCTTCAGACGTTTGGAACAGATGTTGATGAGTCCGCAAATGCCTCTGATGTAGTTGAAGCCAACAATGACTACGCTACTGTAATAACTGAGACTGCTACGGCGTCTGCTGTTGTAAGCAGTGAGGTAAGCAACAACGGCGACGTTTTAGGAGATGCGCACGCATCTGATTCAGTCAGTTCCCTTCAAACGCACGAAGCAGTAGTAGCTGAATCCGCGACTGGCGCTGATTCTATCAACGCCTTTTTGGATCACGACGTATCCCTTGAGGATTCGGCTTCAATTTCTGACGTTGTCAGTACGTTGGCCGCGCAGGGTACGGTGGTCGATGAGACTGCTAGTGCTTCGGATGAAGTTTCTACTCTGGCTTCGCAAGGTCCGGTAGTTGCTGAAACTGCGACAGTTACTGACGCAGTAATTACCGCACTAATACCTACTAACGAACGGCTCATTGAAGAGACTGCTACCGGCACAGATACCCCTGCCGCTTTTGCAGATTTCTATTCTGAAGTATCGCACAACACTAGCATCGTAACTGATGAGTTCAGTGCGTTCGCTGTATTTGAAGCCTCAGTAGAAGAGTCTGCTACGGCATCTGACTCTGTTGATGCCGCCGCTAGTTTTGTTTCTTCTGTTGAGGATTCTGCAACGGGCACAGATGAAATAACGCCCAGCCGATCTCTTAACCCTGTAGTGGCGGAAACGGCTACCGCTTCTGACGAATTTAGCGCCCTCCAAGGTTTTGCTGCTGACATTGTTGAATCGGCTTCCGCTACGGACTCTATACCGACCAATGCGTCTCTGAATCCGGTAGTGGAGGACACGGCTGTTGGCACGGTTGCGCCGACAACCATAATGTCGTATCTTGCAAGCCTCGAAGAGAGCGCGATTGCCACGGATGCGACGTTTGCTCGGTTCCTGTGGGAGATCATTGATGACACGCAGACCCCCAACTGGGGCAACATCGACGATACCCAGACGCCAAACTGGCAAGCTGTGAGCGCTCAACAGACAGCTAGTTGGGCAGATGTAACGACTGTCCAAGCACCTAATTGGCAGGATGTAGTGGATACACAGAACCCCAATTGGGATGAAATAGACACTCGATAGGAGCAGCTATGGCGTTTGTTCTCAAAGACAGAGTAAAAGAGACTACAACCACTATCGGTACAGGCACGATTACGTTGGGCGGGGCGGTCACGGGATTCCAGTCGTTCGCTGCAATCGGCAACGGCAATGATACGTACTACTGCATTGCGGCTCAGACGGGTACAGAGTGGGAGGTAGGCGTTGGTACTTACACGTCTAGCGGCACTACCTTGAGCCGCAACGTCGTCATATCGTCTTCTGCGGGTACTGCTAAAGTCAACTTCAGTGCTGGCACCAAGGCGGTTTTTGTAACATTCCCCGCTGAAATCACCGTCCCGTACGGCTTGTCCCGTGCGTTGACTGTCAACTGCATTCTTCCTTGAGAGGTAACCATGCCCGCAAATACCCAACCAATCTTTTCTGCGACCGGAGCAGTAGATTCCGTCGCTACGAATAACGCCGGTCTTGTTGTTGGCCCGACTGCCAACACTGCGCTAGATGGCTCCGGCACTCTGTACAAAGCGTTCACCGCCGGGGCAAACGGTTCTTACATACAAAAAGTTAGGTTACGCCCTGTCGGTTCTCCTGCCGCTACTGTTTGTCGCGTATTCATTTCTACTTCTACCACAACTAGCGCCACGAACACTTGGTTGTACGATGAAATCACGCTGCCCGCCAATACGCTATCGCAGACGGCAGCATCTAGTATCTTCGAGATACCGATGAACTTTGCGCTCGACCCTAACTATTTGCTGTACGTTACTTTTGGCACCTCGACCGGCGCTGCCGGTACAGGGTATAGCATTGTTGTAATTGCAGGAGATTACTAATGAATACGCAATGGTGGGCTATTGTTTTTTCTGATGACTCTACGGGGTACATGCAGATGGACAACGGGTATTGCATAGGTGTTTATCGCGCTGACGGCAAACTTGTTGAACCAGAAGAAAAGGTTGAATACACCTGCGTAGCCACAAATGTTGAAGCTCCTTCTTGGGGTTTGACTAATGCTTGACACCTTTAACACCCCTAGTCCAAGTTCATGTAACGTACAGACGTTCTTTGGTCCGGCTAATTCCGTGAGTGCTGACCCGAAGATGTGGACTAAACCTCGGGGTGTTAGTCAAGTTTTCATAATCGCAGTTGGTCGCGGTGGTAATGGCGCTGCGGGCGCTGCCGCATTAAGTGGGGCTGGGGGTGGTTCAGGAGGAATAGTAACGTATAGTTGCGCTGCGCAATTTATTCAAGATGTTTTATACGTTCGCTTTGATTCCAGCAACGCTAACATATATATTTCTCCCACCGCATCTAGTTTTGGATTAGTGCAAGCCAGTAACGGTAACGCAGGCTCTGGCGTTACTGGCGGTAGTGGTGGCTTCAGTATATTATTTCGTAGTTTGTCCCAAGTAGCTGCTGTTGGAACTGCTACTACTGGGCAGACTGGCGCGGCGGGTTCTGGTTCTACCGCAGTGGATCTTACTTACAGTACTGTAGCGGTAACCGGAGGAGCTAGTGGATCAGCTAGTTCTCTTTCGCCGGGAGGGGCTGTCACCGGGCCGGGATGGACTGTGCCCGGTGCTACTGCCGGGGGGACTGCGATTGGTTCCGATGGGCTAAGTATTTACGGCCCTCTATTTTTAGGCTTAGGTGGTGGCGGAGGTACTACTACTGATCTCGCTGGTACTGCGGGGGGCAGGGGTGGTGTTGGCTCTGGCGGTGGGGGCGGCGGAGAAGACGCGCTTGCTGGCGGCATAGGTGGTCCGGGTTTTGTTGCTATAGTGAGTTGGTAATATGACTTACCCGTTTAATTACCCCACACCACAAGGTGCTTATGTAAGCACTTTTACAGCCCCGCCCTCTACTAACACTACTTTTAACGAGCAATCGTGGACCAAGCCCGTAGGGGTAGGCATGGTCTATTTTGTATTGATTGGCCCCGGCGGCATTGGCGGGACTGCTGTTAGTGACACCACGAGCGGTATTGCTGGTTTTGGTGGGGGTGGTGGAAGTGGGGGCATTACTTCTTTTCTTATACCAGCGTTTCTTGTGCCTGATGTATTGGATATAAGAGTTGGTATTGGCGGTAGGCCCTCTGCGGCAGCGACCACTACTTCAGTACTTTACAACAACATAACTCTTATATCTGCAAACGCCGGATCTGCTGGCGGTACCGGTACTGGCCCATCTACTATTACTAGGTTTGGTATTGGAGGGGCTGGCGCTAGCGCAGCTTCTGGTACGTTTTTTACGAGTATGGGAGTATATCAAAGTACCGGCGGGCAGACTGGGCAGACTGCTAACACAGGTCAGTTTGTAGTGTCCACTACCACCCCGATTAGTGCTGGCGGCGCAGCCGATAGATTTGGTTACATTGACGGGCAGTATGGGTACTATACAAATGGTGCACCTAACTATAACGTCAATGGATTTACTGTTCTTACACCTCTTACGACTGTGCCCATGACACCCCCCGGATACAGCGGGACTCCTAACACGTTTACTTATTCGGGCATAGGCGGTGGGGGGACTGGGGCTGCTACTACGCTTTCTACACCTCTAAATGGTGTTTTGGGCGGCGACGGCATGGTTATGGTTATTTCATGGTGACTTATGCTAGACGTATTTGGTATACCCACTACACAGACTAGCAACTACCAAGAGTTCTTTGCTACCGGTGATTGGATAAAGCCACGTGGCGCGTCCATGGTTCGCATCTTGTTGGTCGGTGCAGGGGGTGGAGGCGGTTCGGGGGGTGGCTCTGCTAACGGCTGCGGTGGCGGAGGTGGCGGCTCACTAACTAATTGGCTTGGCCCTGCGTTATTTGTCCCAGATCAGCTTCGTGCCGTAGTAGGGGTAGGGGGGGCTAGCAACTCTAACGGGGGCGCGTCCTCAGTTGTATATCAACGATTTGGGGTGGACCCTGTGTCCGGAACAGGGTACACATTGCTTTCTGCTAACGGCGGTACTGGCGGCACAACGGCAGTGACTGCCGGTGCCGGTGGTGTTGCATTCACTGGTTCTCCCTTTGCCGCTACAGGTCTTTGGAATAGTCTTGTAGGTACAAACGGAGGTGTTGGCGGCGGTCCTTCAGACAATGGTGGCCTCGTAACCGGCTTATCAACAACCGCGCCGTTTCTTGGGGGTGGCGGAGGTGCGGGAGCAGCCGCAGGTACCGGTGGTCAGGTAGGCTTTGATGCAGCGCTTGTTCTTGCCGGGCTATACCCGACGCTACCTTCAACCACAGCGGGCGGCACCATCCCCGGTAGAAATGGGCGCTCTATATTTCGCCCCAACTTGCTTGGGTTTGGTGGCACTGGTGGTACTACGAACGGCAGTAACACCGGTACTGCTGGTGGTAGGGGAGGCATCGGTAGTGGGGGCGGCGGCGCTGGTAGGTTTGGAGCTTTAGGTATCGGCGGTCGTGGGGGTGGCGGCATGGTGGCTATATGGACGTGGTAGCCCGCTACCATTTCGACGTGTTTGGTACGACAATTTCGTAGGCTAAGGAGCACTACATGACTACTGCTTACACATCACTTCTGGGCTTTGCGCTCCCAGTCGAAGGCGAGCTTGACGGCGCATGGGGCAACGTTGTCAACAACAGCATCACGGAGCTTGTTGAAGACGCCATTGCAGCCACGGCAACGGCTAGTGTCACTTCTGGTGATTGGACGCTGACGACCACTGGGTCGGGCGCTACCAACCAAGCGCGGTGCGCAATCCTTGTACCTACTGGGTCACCCGGCGTGACTCGCAACATCATTGCCCCTAGTAGCAGCAAAGCCTACATCGTAGACAACCAGTCAAATGCGAGCGTGGTCGTCAAAGGCTCTGCTACCACTGGCGTCACGATATCAACGGGTGTTCGTGCGCTAGTTGCGTGGACTGGCACTGACTTTGTACTTATTGCTTCTGGTGTTAGCGGTAGCAACGTCTCTACGATTAGCTTCGGCTCTACCGGTCTGACTCCTAGTTCAGCCACATCTGGTGCGGTTACTGTTGCTGGTACCTTGGCGGTCGCAAACGGCGGTACGGGCCAGACCTCCTACACGGACGGTCAGTTGTTGATTGGTAATAGCACAGGCAACACGCTCGCCAAAGCCACGCTGACGGCTGGGTCTAACATCACCATCACGAACGGTCCCGGCTCTATCACGATTGCCGCCGCTGGCGGCGGTGGTGGCGGTACGGTTACCTCCGTCGGCTTGTCTATGCCGACTGGCTTTACCGTAAGCAACTCTCCGGTCACAGGTTCGGGCACGTTGGCGGTGACTACATCGCTCAGTGGTGTGCTCAAGGGTACGGGTTCTGGCTTTGCTGCGGCGGTAGCGGGTACAGATTACGTCACGCCGACTGGGTCGGAGACGCTGACCAACAAGACGCTGACTAACCCCACAATCACCAACTACACCGAGACAACTTTCACTGCCAACACCGGCACCGCGCTTACTCTTGATCTGGCTAACGGCACCATTCAGGTGCTCACGCTTACGGGTAATGCGACGATCACGATGCCGACTGCTACGGCTGGGAAAAGCTTCTTGGTGCAGCTAAAGACCGGAGCGGGTAGTTTTACGTGTTCGTTCAACGCAGTTAAGTGGCCCGGTGGCACCGCTCCCACGGTAACATCCACTGCCTCGCGTATGGACATCTTTAGCTTCTTCGCCGACGGCACCAACTGGTACGGCACCACTGTTGGCCAGAACTACACGCCGTAAGGAGTAGTCATGTTCGCTGCTGGTAAGGGCGCTATCAACGCTATACCCTCTGCCCCACCCACTACAGAAGTAGGGGGCATTACTTTTTGGTCCAACGGGTCCTTTTCAATTGTGGTTCCGTCTGGGGTGTACCAGATAACTGCCGTCGCTATCGGTGGCGGTGCTGGCGGCGCCGGTAGCATAGGCCAATCAGGTGGTGATGGCGGTGGCGGTGGCGGTGGCGGTGCCCTATCCTACGTAAACAATCTATCCGTAACTCCCGGCGAAACTTTGACTGTAGTAGTTGGTGCTGGAGGTGCTGGAGGGACAGGGGGGGTCAGTTCTAGAACTGGGGGCTCCCCCGGCGGTGATTCTTATATTCGGCGCAGTGCCACTAATTTGTTGCTTGCTAAAGGTGGTGACGGGGGTGGACTCAATGGTGGTGGTCAGGGTGGAAGTTCGACTCTTGGCGTAGGCGACGTTAAATACTCTGGTGGTGATGGTGGCGCAGGTGAAGATGCTTCCATTGCTTACGGTGGGGGTGGTGGCGGTGCTGCTGGATATTCTGGCGTAGGTGGTAGCGGGTACGACAACGTCACTAATGATCCGCCCACTGCGGGCTCTGGAGGTGGTGGCGGCGGTAGTTACTACGGCAGCGGCGGTATTGCTTATGGCGGCGGTACATTTTTTTATGGAGAAGGTACCGGAGGCGCTGCCGGTACCGGCGTTTCAGCTTCTGGAAGATTGGGGTCTTCTTTAGGCGGATCTCTCTCTGGGCCTATAAACCCCGGTCGCTCTGGCTCAGGCGCTAGAGGTAACAACGGCTCTGGAGGCAGCGGTGACTCCGGAAGTGCTGGGGCTTTGCGAATTCTGTGGGGTAACTCTCCTTCGTTCCCAACTACAAATGTGTCTATCAACACTGTTTCGTGCGTAAGTACAGGAGCTAGTTCTTCTTCAACTATAAATATACCGTCTGGTGTGACAACTGGAGATACTGTTGTATTGGTTGATCAAGCTCTTTCTTCCACTTCTACTCCAACCGCTGTTACTCCTTCTGGATTCACTTCTATACTTACTCAGAGCGGGGGCACCTACGGTCGTTACAATATCAGCTACAAAGTAATAACGAATCCAGCAGATGCCGGTACTACTCTTACTGGCATGAATGGAGACACCAACAAGAAGATTATTCTTGTATTTAGAGGTAGTCGTGGATATTCCAGAACTACTTCAGGTTCAGATGTTTCGTCCGGTGGGTTTAATACTACTGCCACACCTTCTTCAGTTACCGTGTCTGATACATCTGTAGATGGGTACGCAGACGGTATCCCTATTGTGTTTTCCATGTTCTACGGTTCGTCCGGTATTAGCACCGGTACCGACACTACGTTCTCTGGGGCTACTTATGTAGCTGGGCCAGATAATACGTTCTGGGTCGGCTACAAAATCTATAGCCAGAGCACTACCTCGTTCTCTGACACTATTTCTATGACTGATAGAGGCACTAATTCTTTGATATGCGTAAGAATGTTTGGGTATTAAGGAGGCTTTATGGCATGGTCAGATGTTCTCAAGGCAGTTATTCCCATCGTGGTGGCTGCGCTTGCTTGGCTGCTGGGACAGGTTGCATCCTTCTCTGAGCGTCTGACCAAGATTGAGGGACAGATGCCTGCCCTCATCACGAAAGAGGGAGTTCCTACTGACAGTCCTATCAGCGCAGAGCGCAGGGCGATCCTGAAAGAGCAACTGATGACGCACATCAACGACCTTCAGGTCAAGGTCAGGCTGCTTGAGGAACGCGAACGCATCGCCAAGGGGAGCAAGTAGTGTATGGAACCCATCACCGGCATCCTCGCAGCAGTATCGGCAGCAAACGCTGCCTTTGGTGCCGTTAAGAAACTCGTCGCCACAGGCCGCGAGATTCAAGATGTTGCCGGTCAGATCGGCAAGTGGTACGGCGCCTTCGGGGACTTCAACCGCCTAGCCAACGAGAAGGCCAACAAGAAGCCCTCGGTCTTCAAGCGGCTGCTGCACGACGACAGCATTGAGAATGAAGCCTTGCAGATCACGATGCACAAGCAGGCGCTGATCAAGCAGGAGTACGAACTCAAGATTCTGATCGTCGCTCACTACGGTGAGAGCGTCTACAACGAGATGATCATGGAGCGCATCCGACTCAAGAAGGAGCGCGAGAAGAAGGAGCGTGAGCACCGCCTGCGACAGCAGGAGTTTATGCTCAACGTGAAGTACGGGGCAGGTATTGCCTTCGTGGCAACCGCCCTGATTGGGGTGGGTTACTACTTACTCGACAAGGTACAGCAATGAGTTTCAGGAAGCCGCCGGAAGGTGCAAGCCGTTCAGAAAGGGAAGCGCATGTCAAGGCTCTTGCTGCGGTTTCTATTAGCCTGCTTGCTCTACTCCTTGCTGTTACAAATTACTTTGCCGGAA